TATACCGTGTCGTAGGTAGTATTGTCGTACACCTGAACGATAACATCTCGGCTTCCCAAGTTGTGGTTCACGTTGTACGTGGTGTTCGTTCCGTCACCTACGTTAGCAACAGCTCCGTATGCTCCGATGATAGCCTGAACAGCCGTAGTAAAGTCACTTACCTGAGAAGCAGTGATTGAGATTGCTACGTTAGCCGCTGCTGTAGCGCGGCCCTTGGCGTCAAACGTAATCTGAGGAACGCTACCCGCAAGTCCGTAAGAGCCTGCCGTAACACCGCTGTTAGCGAGCGTAAGACCAGCCGTTACGTTGGCACTGCCGTCAAAGGTTACCGTCCACGTAGCATCGCCAGTGATGCTAATCGTGCGGGCCGTCTGAAGTGCAGTAGCAGTAGAGGCGTTACCCGTTACATCACCAGTTAGGTTAGCAACAAGGCGACCAACAGTAAGGCCGCTTACGGTAGACGTTGGCTCCGTTGAAGTATGTCCAAGGCTGAACACAGCCTCACTTACAGAGCTTACAGAAGCGTCGTAGAAGAACGTAGCGTACTTCGTTCCGCTGTTGACGTAGTTTCCGTAGAAACCAATGTCGACACTGTTAGCCACGTTAGCGTTGGCGTACTGCATCATATTGTCACCAATAGATACAATCGTACTGTCGATGGTCGTCGTCGTTCCGTTTACGTCAAGGTTACCAGCAATCGTTACCGTTGAACCGTCGTCCGTAATGATGGAGTTAACAAGCTGGCCGTTGGCCGAATCCCACTTGGTTATCGTGTTGTTGTTAAGGCTTCCTGCGTTCTTAAGGGCGACGTCGTCAGCGTTGACGGTGATACCCGTACCAGCGCCAACAGTCAGCGTAGCGCTTCCACCAAGGGCAACCGTTCCACCACCCGTCAAACCAGCACCAGCGGTGTAGGTTACACTTGAGTTCGTGAGTGAGCTGTTTGGGATAGAGCCAAGCTGAAGGGTAGTTCCGCTGATGTTGATACCCGTTGCGGTAGAGACCTCAAGCCACTGAGAAGCACCTGCTGAGTCATCCCAGAAGAAGATTCGGTCAGCGTTAGGGTCGGTGAGGTTCTCAAGACCAAGGTGGTACAGCTGTACGTTATCGGGGTTAACCAAGATACCAGTGCCCTGACCTACGTTGATGGTAATGTCACGAGTACCCGTTTGGGTAAGACCAGCACCTGCGGTTACGCTACGGATATCACCACCTACGTCAATCCACTGGGTTCCGTCCCAGAAGTAAATCGACTTATCGCCAGTAGATGAGTTGTAGTAAATCTGACCCTGAGCAGGAGTGCCAGGGGCACTAGCAAGATTCTGAACTACCGCGTTCTGTAGCTCATTCTTGTTTAGGTTAATGGACGATAGATAATTGATAGCCATCAGTTAAAGAATGCTTTGCCGCTGAAAGCTCCAGCGAAAGTTAGTGTTACTTGGTTCAGTGAATTATATAAAACTTCTCCTACTACGATATTGTCGGCAGAGTCGACAACGGTAACGGAGCAATACTTGTTGAGGTTGTGAGTGACAACCCACGTAGCAGACGGTGAAGACTGAGTATAGACGTAGTTAGCGTCAAGGCTTACACCACCAATAACGCCAGTAACAGTAACCGTGTTCCCCTTCTGGTTGGCCACCAATGTGGTGCCCTGAACTTCAGTTACCGTTACATTATTCGCAGCTTCGCGTACTACAATTGCACTCATTCTACTACGTCCTCGTTAACAGTGAATAGCCCGTACAGCCAAGTCTTGACCGTACCAGCATCGTTACTCTGAAGGCCGTAGATGTACATACCTCCGTTAATTGTCAACATAGTGTTTGCCGTAGCCGTTACGTAAAGCTTACCGCTAGAGTTTCCGTTGTAACTGAAATCCGTTGAGTCAAGGATAGGAGTACCTCCATCTTCCAAGTGTAACCAGTAAGGTCAATAGGATCGTTGTTAGCGTCGTAAAAGTCAATCTCAATAGAGAACGTATCACCTTTGCGGCATACGATGTCTACTCGTTGCGCGTTGTCTAGATTTACTACAGATGGGTTAGTGCAGGCTGCCATAGTGCAAATTTACTTCTTTATCGGCTACCGCCTAAGATGATGTCTACGATGTCTTCCTCTCCCTGGAGGTCTTCTTTGTTAAGCTCAGGACGCTCGCCTTTGCGCTGTGCAATAAGCTTGCTCTGCGCTACGGCTTGCTCCTTAATGCGCTCGTCCTTGCGGTCCTCAGCTTCTTGTTCAGCACTCTGACGGACTCCAGATTCAATCTCTTGCTCCTTGATTCCGTAGTCACCTTGGATTTTAGCGAGCTCCATCTTCAGGTTGTATTCAACCTTCAACAGCTCTGCTTTTGCAATCGCCTCGAGCTGGATGCGTTGTTGCTCCAGTTGGGCCTTCATCTGCTCCTCCTGCATCTTAGCTTGGCTGGTAACCTGAGCTACCTGAGCGTTTGCTTGAGCTTGGAACTGAGAGTTCTGCTGGGCCATCTCCTGACGCTGCTTGATGCGCTTCTTACGGCGCACAATCAGCAGTCGCTCGGCCTGGTCGATATCGCGCAACTGACGGATAGCCATAGCGTCCTCGATATCTAGCTCACCAGCAGCAATAGACGCTTGGATGTTCTGCTCAAGGTACATACGGTCTACCTCGTTCATATCGGTAACCACACGCACTCCGAAGTTGTACATCGGAAGTTTAGCGAAGCTCGTCAACACCGCCATATTCTCGCGTCCAATAGCCGTTTCGTACGCGCGGTACAGAATAGACTTAGGAGGAAGAATTTGCAGGCACTTGACAACGTCCTCACACACCTTGCGGTAAAGGACCATAGAGGCATTCGTGATGTCGTATAGAGCGTTGTTGGCTGCTGCCAGTTGCTGCTGGCGCACGCCAACTAACTGATCGCCTTTAGGACTAGAACCATCCATCACTTCGTTGATGCCCGTAGCGTCACGAATCATACGCAGTGCGTGGTTGTAGATGGTGATGAGCTCGTTGATATTGCGAATGGCGTTGTCCAGCGGACGGATAGGCGGATTCTGGAAGCTACCATCGGGGTTCTTGCTGCGGTAGTAGAATACACCAGTCTGCTCGTAGATGTCTTGGATATCCAAAGGCTGGAGTTCTCCACCACGCCCGAGCTGTACGTTCTCCAGTCCCTCGATGTCTACAATCAATCCATCAGGCTTAGCCTTAGCGATAGATTGCTGTAGCTTCAAGTGGGTGATTTGGATTTGGTCAGCGAAGCCAATAACAGAACTCACCATTGACTTAGGAATCATCCGGCGGATATTCGTAGCCACAGCACTGTAGCTCATCCGGGTGCGGGTCAAATCGTGTACGTTCTTCGGGATGTTCTTCTTTACTCCGTAGTCGAAGATGTACTCCGTACCTACGATGAACTTACCGCCGTACAACGTCTGGTTCTGCATATAAACAGCCTCACGATCGTACACGCTCTGCTGAGGAGCGTTGTACTTGTGACCTTTGAAGTAGAAACCCACGTTACCAAAGCGAGACTCCTTCTTCTCGAAGATGATGTTGTCTACGCTTACGAACTCGAAGTCCATCACATCGATGGTGTACTCGTCGTAACCGTAGTAGTAGCGCTCCATACCCACGTCGTACTGTGAGTTCATAAAGCGGTTAGGATCGTTACCAAAACGATTCATAACCGTACGAGCCATATTCTCGTACTGAGCTTCCGTGAATTGATCACCAGCAAGACGCTTGAGCTCAGCGATACTCATACGCTTCATATGTCCAGCGTAGGTGATGTCGCTAAACGTGGGGTCATCGGTGAAGCTGTGGATGAAATATGCAGGATCTACATATTCCTCTACGATTCCGTAGTTCGGGTCATTGCTACGCTTAACAACAGCCATACCGCAGGTAACGAGGTCCTCTACGTTGCGACGGAAAATCTTCTCGTCAAAGTCGTTCCAGCTAAGAGTAAGGTTCGTGCCGATTTGTGCAGCAATTTCTGCTGCCGTCTTTACATTGGTCTCAAGGAAGATTTCTGCCTCTTCAGCAGTATCAGGTAAAGCGTCAGGGTCAACTTCAGTACGCAGTCCGCTTTCCTTGGCTTCCTTCAGTACGTCCTTGTTCTCGATGAAGATCTTTACCTTGTTCTTCTCAATGTCCTTCTCGCTGCGGCTCAACGGATCAATAGCCTCGAGATTGGGGTAGAACTTAGCCGAAAGAATCTTATTGACTACAATCTTAACGAACTTAGGAACGATGGGCACTGGAGTCCAGTCAAGGTTTACCAGTGAGCCGTCGCCGTTATTCGGGTCAAGAGACGTAAGGATTTGTTTGTAGATAGAAGTGTCTTGCGTACCGTTAGCGTAGTCGCGTGAGATTTCGAACTCCTTCCAGCGCTTGCTGTACAATGAGCCCTCCCACTGGGCACTACCCCACTGGCCGTAAATAGCCTTTGCATATTGCAGGCCGTATCCTTTGCTAGCTTTTACCTCGTGGGAAGCTAGCGGATCGGGGAACGTAGAATCGTATCCGTTGCTTTTAACTGAGTATTGATCCATTTATCGCAGTTTATACACAAAGGTACAAGTTATCTTAGCGCGTAATTTCCTTACCCTTGCGGAAGAAAACCTTGTCATTGAAGTCCACCTTCTTGACTTGCTTTACTTGTTTTTGTGCTGCGAGAAGTGCTAATCCAGACGAAATTGTCAAGTCAAACTTGGTTCGGTCGTCAATCTTAAAGTTAATCCAGTCTTCTAATGTTCGGTTGAAATACATACGCCCGAAATGACCGGTCTCGTTATTTATGCCTACGTGATCGTGGATGTACGCCTCAATAGCCTGAGCGTGAGCTTGGATTACGTCCTGGCTATTTGATGGGATACCCTTAGTTTTTACGCTAGTCTTCATAGCCGTCGTCGCCAAATGTGCGGGGCGATCCATTAAATATTCATCGTACCCTCTCGACTCAAAGTACCGAGCGATCCCATACTTGTTGTTTTCTATCAGCACAGGATACCCGTAAAAAACAGCAGCCATAAGCACATCCTCGTAGAAAATCTTCGCAAGTGGCGGACGACTAGCGTATTCCGCAACGAACATATTCGCCGGATGCTCCATTGAAAACTTGTTGTAGATGTGGCAAGCGCCCTTCGATGCCCGGTTGTCGACCGTGGCATCAAGGTCGTAGGAGTCAACCCCCATTACGCCAAACGCAGAGTTTGGAGCCACTAGCTTGTTGTTCTCAGTCTTTCGTTTATTTCGAATATCGGGAGGAGCAAGCCAAGCTACTCTCCAGCGCCCGTTTGGATCGGGCGCAAAGACAACCTCCGTGTCTGGCTTGCCATCCTTCCACTGAAAGTTTCCAATGATTACCGGGTTAGGAAACAGCTCTTCGTTGTGTTGAATCTGCTCGTAGATCTTCTGGATATTGAACAGCGAAGACTTCGTTGAGTCGCGGAATGCCTCGTCCTCCGTGAATGGGAACTGACGGATGATCTCGTTCAGTTCATAGCTGTTGTTCTGTTGTCCCTTACGCTCGTTCTTTAGGAACGTACGTGCTCCAATAGACGTGAACGTACCATCTTCCGTCATCACTGGTTCCTCCGGATCATCAATGATTGGCATACCATATTGGTCAAAAAATCCTTCTAACGCTTCATAAGCTGGAATAAAGATTTTATATAGACCACTTTTAGTACGTCCGTTTTCGTTGCGATCGTTCGGGTCCGAGTCGTAGTACAGATCACGGAACTCACGGCCTCCTTTATCCAATGGATTCACTGTAGAGCCGACCATTGCCTTGCCGATTACTCTGCGTCCAACAAGTAGACAGGTGCGGTGAATACGCCAAACCTCTCGTATGTCGTTAGGATTCAACCACTTGCCAGCCTCGTCGAGAAATAACATATGGGTCTTGCTACCGTCGTATGCGTTGTTCGTCGTATTCTTCCAGTTGATGATGGTGTCAAGCGCCTCGCCGCGGTGAGACGTTTTGTTCTTCTTGGTGATACGCTTGGCAGGCTCCCGGAACGCAAGCTCCATACGAGGGTTGGTGGTACCGTCAAGGATAGGCTTGAGGAAGAACGGGTAGCTCCTGAAGATGGGTACAATCTTAGAACCAAACACCGCCTCCTGAGCGTCCGTACCAGTCTTGCTCATAATACCCAACAGCTTCTCAGTTACCTGTGAGCCCTCGTCCACTAGCGTAGCAGCGCTCATATTGGTGTATCCAGAGCGTCGACACTTGGTGTATATCTGGCCAAGACACCGAGGATCAGCCTCGCACGCTGCAAAGTGTGTGAACAGCTTTCGCTGGAAGTCCAGGTATCCAGGATATCCGATGTCAATCTTACTCCACTGAAGGAACATATAGTGATGTCCAGTGATGTAGGTGGGGGTGCCTTTGTTCATAAACCAAAGGCCCTCCCTCCTACGACGAAACTCTTCCTCAATGTACGGGCTCCACTTCTGTTGAAACTCACGCGGTGCCTCGTACCAGTCATCCATACTTTGGATCTGCTGAAGCTCTCGTGGCATATCCTCGCGTACCCACCGTTGGTTCACTTCGGGTGAACTTGCGTACAGGATATCCTTTGGCATAGCCGGAAGCTGAATAAGGATAGACTCAATCTCAATGATGGGACCATCCGACCCGTTTGGACAGATGTTTACCACCTCTTTGCCGTCTATCATCTTCAGCCCTGCCATTACTTCTTAGCCATTCGTTCTGCGAATCCTCCCTTGAAGTCCTTCTCCTCCTCAAATCCACCAGACTCCTCGAGGTCACCAATCAGCTGTTCTAGCTTCTGACGCTCCACAATGAGTTCTTTGCAGGCTAGGGCCGTATCCTTAATGGCCTGAAGCTCTGCCTTGCGAGCAGACCCGGTAAGTTCTGGGTCTACTGGCTTGCGGATTTCCTCGGTCATATTCTGGATAGCGGCCTCCATAGCGGAGATGAGGTTCTTCGCCGCTTGAGCAGTAGTGAACTTCACTTCTTTACGCATAGTATGTGGTGGATTTGCATACGCCACAACTTACGGCCGTTGATGTCCATCTCGTAGTCTGCATCCTTAGCGAAGTACACTACATCACCAACAGCAAGACCCTCTTCTTCAATCCAGCGGCTACCGTAAACGATACGTCCCCAGCGCTTCTCTGGCTCCTTAAACGTAACTAATTCGATAACATCGCTCTTGAGTTCTGGCTCTACATCAACGGGTTCCAAGAATACCCAGTCCGCTACAGCTAGCAAAGTGCCGTCTGGCTTTTCAATCAGGTAGGCTTGGTTAGCACTACCGCCAAACGGATCGTAGTTGACGCGGTAGATCTTCTCCTTTGGGTCAATCACCTGATTGTCGTTTATAGCCACGTGGTGGTGGTGGAACACATAGTCTCCAACCTCCACTTGAGAATCAAACTTTGCTGGAACACCTACAACCTTCGCCTTCATCGTGCGATGTTGGAACTCGTTGTACTTAGTATCTACGTAGATTTCGGTCTCTCCAACCTTCATCGTCTCATTGACAGCCGATGGGATATGTACCAAAATATGGTATAGTGGTTTCATATGAATTAAAATAAAAGTTTAACGCAACTAGAAGTTGCAATCGTACTCTACAATCGTAGGCATACCCTCAATAGACTTCCACAGCATAATTCCGTTCTCCTTCTTCAAATAAATAAGGTAACGACGCTCGCCGTGGTTATGAAGGTGGGATCCGTCGAGTATGATAGAATCAATCTCTCCGTCTCCAGCCTTTTGACCCACATAGTAGGCCAAGGCTTTCAGCGGGTCAGTTCCCGCAATGATTTTACGAATAAGGTCCATTTCATTTAATTTAGATTTAGCCAGAAGTCAGGATTTGAAGTGTCTCCATCTTCATCGTCATCGTCTTCCTGGTAAGATGTTGCAAGATACAGTAGCAAAGAATTCATCTCTTCCGTAGAGTCAACGTCAATGGTAGAGATAGACTCAACCACATTCTTTCCATTGTGCTCTCCAGTTACAAGACCTACCGTGCCGATCATCATAAAGTCATCGTACACGCCAAGTTCTTTAGCCTTCTCAGCAATCTCTTCAAAGCTGTTCCTCGCAAAGATGAACAGCTCTACACGTGCTTCCTCCTTCGTCATTAGAGTTTGCGGAAGTGAAGGATCGCGTATTGATTCAATTGAACGGTTCCAGATCCGGTCTCTAATGCAGTAACAGATATAACATCACCACCGTTCAAGTTCACGAATGTAGACTGAGTTACGAAGTGGGCCGTTCCAGAGCCAAGTGTCGTTTGGTTTGAGTTTACCGTAACTCCATTTACTTGGAAGTTGAACTTGATCTCACAACCAGCACCGCCACTTGTGGTTATTGGTGCGCAAAGCATAATCTGGTAAACACCTCCGTCTTCAAGAAACGTTACTGAGTCATTTGTTCCGCCATATACAGAAGTAAGTTCAAAGTATGATAGAGCATCTCCAATCTTATTAGAATCAGTTGCGCCTGTACCTACGTTTTGAAACTCTAAGTATTGAGGACTAGCAGTTAGTGATAATGCTGTACTGGTGCGAGCAACTAGTTCAGGAGCTGACTGATATGCCCCGGGATTAATAAGTCCACTGAGAACAGAATAATCAATGCGTCGCCAAGCCGATGCACTAACGTCCCAGATCAGGAATCGGTCTCCGTTAGCGATAGTTCCAATATCCGAAATAGAAGATGGGTTGTCAAGGCGAACCGTTGAGCTAGTGATAGCCAAAGGTAACGTTGCTGTAGTGACAGCACCACCAGAGAAGGCAGCAGCATTCAGCGTACGCTTTACAACCTGGTTCGATGCATTAAGAAACAAAGCATCCGTCTCGGTAGATCCGGTAGATGGAACCGTAGGAAACTCAAGCGTTCCATTAACGCCAACCTTCGTGGTTCCAATCTGAAGTGCTGTAGTAACTCCGTCGCCAGACTCCACATTCTTAAGCGTAGAGGTAGCAGTATTGGTAGACAGCTTCAGCAATGAAGCGAATGCGTCTTTAACCTTCTGTCCACTAAGTGTTGCCATATGATTTACTTTTGCTACAAAGATACAATTTACTTCATTGGCTAAAAAGTTCAAAAAGAAGGAGGACCTTAAGTTCAGGGACTTCGCTTACCGCGACAATCGTGGTGAACCAACGTACAAATACGTATGGCACGCCGACCGCTTCATCAAGCAACAGTACGGGCTGCTACCGATGCACACGCAGTTCCTTCTGTTCGCCTACGACATTGAGTTCTTTACCATTGAATGGATGGCTAAGCAGCTGTCTAAGTCATACAACCAGACCAAAGACTGGTTAACCGTAAAGCTGCGCAAGAAAGGACTCCTTTTCGACTACTTCTCCTCAGAAGATGTACACCTTCATAAGGATGCATCTATGTGGTTTCGCCAAGAGAACAAGTGGAACTACCGCAAGCGCTACGCGCTTACACAGGAGGGGAGAATGATTGCTGACCGATGGAAGGCAATAGCCTCTGGAAAAGAAAAAGTAGAGGTAGCATACCACCCAGATGCTCAAAACAAAGAGATTCCAGACAAATCAGAAGGGCTTCCGGTGTTAGGGAACCTCAAGAAAAGAATAAAGGGGCACGAAGACACCCCTTTAGGAAAGAAACTTATAGCAAAAGCTATTTCGAATGGGATTGATATAAGCGGAATCGTCCCTGCTTCGAAGCCCCGGGATGGGGTTTAAAGCCCCCATCCGGGTCTGGCATCAGGAAATAACGTCCCTTCTCCATCATCCAATGGTGTCCCGCTGGAGCGTCTACCATTATATGTGTTTCTTTCTTCTTGGTTTTCATTTCCGTACAACCTTAAGTTTTCCATCCTTTTCGTATACCTTCATACCAGCCTCCTCAGCTTGACGCTTAATGGAGTTGTACTTTTGGGTAACGGTCATCTTCTTCTTAGTCTTCATTTCTCTAGTTCGAATATCAAATCGTCGTAGCGATCCTTGTTCTCACGAAGATCAAAGGTCCGATATTTTTCGTAACCGAATTTTTTAGCGTGGGCAGCTAGCTCATCAAACCACTCCACGTGCTGAAGGTCTTCGATGATCAGCTTACCGCCGTCTTTTACCTTCGGCATCCACAGCTCTATGGCGTCCTTCATACTCTCCAGCGTATGTGGTCCGTCGTCAATTATGTAGTCGTAGCTGTTCTCCTCGAAGTTTTTTACAAATCCACTGTCGTATCCGTCGAAAATCATTATCTCGATGCGAGGAAACACGCGACCAAGACAAGCCTCTCTGTAGTTCTTCAAGCACTCAAGAGACACATCAATACCAGTGATGGTAGCGTTCTTGAACCATTCGTGCCAAAGGATCAAGCTACCTCCGTTCTGAACTCCAATCTCCAAAATAGCCTTAGCAGCATCCGGATTGGTGAACTCCTTTGAGTAGTATCCTTCGATGTAGTCGTGGTACGAACCCTTGTCAGTGGTGTGCCATCCGTTTGAGTCTACACAGTATTCGTTGTAGACTTCAGTCATCGATTTCATTTCTTAGTTCGGTTACGTACTGCTGATATAAAACGCTTCTCGTCGTGGTCCCAGTCCTTGCCGTCGCCATTCCCGTAAGTACCAGCTTGGCGGTTCTTCTTATTAAGAAACGCCCTGTACTGTTTACGCTCGCGAGTGGAATGG